TTTGTGTTGTTATATCTTGACGATATCTTAAAGCTATCATGTGGTCAAGCGTAAACTTGCTTTGCTGTTGGCTTATATGTTGCCGCAAGCTTTAAGAACGTTTTGCACGCTTTGTCCAAGCCGTGTGATTTAATGCCGGATTTAAATTGATTTAACGTGATGTTGCGGCCTTTGTTATTGGTAAGTTGCACGCATTCTTGCTTGTTTGTTTCCTTATCTTTGATGACAAGCCAGCCATTGTGGTAATCTACTTCAAACAATTCGCTTTCGTAATCCATCTATTTATCTCCTTGTTTTGTGTTCGTTTCATGCTTGACACATGGCAAGGCAGCGCCGGTTTGGCGCTGCTAAGCGATGGGTCAAAGATTGACGTCTTTGCGCACATTACCTTCACTATCAAGCCATTGCCGCGCATTCGCGCAATCAAAGCAAATGCAAGTTGCTGGCGTTGGCGCAACATTTACCGGCGCAAAATACACCATTGGATTTACAGCGTCGCACTTGCGGCACGTCATAGTTGGGAAAGCTTGCATTTTAGATTCTCCGTGTTTTGTGTTGATATCTAACAGATATCATAGAGATATATAGAGGGCAAGCACAAAACGCAATAAAATGCAAAAAAAGTGACGCGCAACACAGTGAAGCGTCGTCACGCAAACGCGCGCGCGAATAATGGAACCTGACTAACTGGTCAAGATTAAACCTGACTAACTGGTCAAGATGCATATTCTGGCGCGACTCATACACAACATGTTGTGTTATGCATAGCTATGCGCTGTAATCATAGCGTAAGCCATTGATATTAAACGCACTTAACATAATAATTATTATACGCCATGCCTTTAGCCATGCACCAGACGCAATCCGGCCAGCTTTTACAGCTTGCGGGCGCAAAACCCCCCCCGCCAAAGCTTTTCGCCGGTAGTGTTATTATTATACCCTCACACACACAAATCCCTGCACCCCCCCTGCACCCCCCTTGCTATCCTACGCCGCCCCACGTAAAATTTTGCAAAATTTGGGGAAAAGCAAATGGCGGGCAGAGCGTTAAAAAAGCGCATACTAAGCGATGTGGCCAAGCGCGGTGGCATAGATTACATAACGGACAAGGTTGCATCAGGCGTGACTTTGGCCAAGCTTGCGGAAGAATATAAGTGCAGCCGGTCTTACCTAAGCGCGGCCATTAATTCTGTGCCGGACTACCGCGAGGCTTTGGAGCGCGCTAGGAAAGACAGCGCGGATGCTTTTGTTGAGGAAGGCTTGGCCATATTGGATGATCTTACGCACAAGCCTGACCTGTCATCGACTGACGTTAGCCTTGCGCGTGAGCGTGTTCATCATCGCCGGTTTATGGCAGGCTCTGCGAATGTTGAAAGGTACGGCACGAAGCCTTCGGCTCAGGTGACGATTAGCTTGGGCGACATGCATTTAGATGCGCTGCGTAAGAATAGGTCAAGCATTATTGACGTTACGCCGGAGCCGGACAATGAGTGAAGCGCAAGCAAAACTGATGAAGGATTTTGTGACGCGGTACGCGCAAGATCCTGTGCGTTTTGTTAGGGAGATGCTTGGCGCTGAGCCGCTGCCATATCAGGCAGAGTTTTTGCAAGCCATTGCGGCTGGCGAGCGCAAGATTAGCGTAAGGTCTGGTCATGGCACGGGAAAGTCCACATCCGCGTCTTGGGCCATGCTTTGGTTTTTGTTATTGCGGTTTCCGAATAAGGTTGTTGTGACTGCGCCGACCAGCGGCCAGCTTTTTGACGCGCTTTTTGCCGAGCTTAAGCGTTGGATAAATGAGCTGCCTAAAGAAATATCGCAGTTGCTTACCGTGAAGTCGGATCGCGTTGAGCTTGCCGCTGCATCGTCAGAGGCGTTTATATCGGCCCGTACCAGCCGTGCAGAAACGCCAGAAGCATTGGCTGGCGTTCACTCAGAGCATGTTTTGCTGGTTGTTGATGAAGCCAGTGGTGTGCCTGAGAAGGTGTTTGAGGCTGCTGCTGGATCAATGTCGGGTCACAACGCGACCACGATACTTTTGTCTAACCCGACCAGATCCAGCGGAACGTTTTACGAAAGCCAGACGAAGATGGCATCTAGCTGGTGGACGCGTCGTTGGTCATGCGTGGATAGCCCACTGGTGTCGGAAGAGTTTGTTGACGAGATGCGCGCAAGATATGGCGAACAATCTAACGCGTTTCTTATCCGCGTCATGGGTGATTTTCCTCTTGCCGACGACGATACTATTGTGCCGTATCATTTGGTTGAGAGTGCCATGAAGCGTGATATTGAGCTTGCGCCAAATGCGAAGACTGTGTGGGCTATAGATCCGGCAAGATTTGGTAGCGACAGGACGGCGTTTTGTAAGCGCGAGGCAAATGTTATAACTGAAGTTAAGTCGTGGCAGGGATTGGATTTGATGCAGACTGTGGGTAGGGTGATGGCTGAGTATGAGGCGTTGCCGCCCAGCCAGCAGCCTGATGAAATACTTGTGGATAGCATTGGCGTTGGCGCTGGTGTGGTTGATAGATTGCGTGAGCTAGGCGCGCCTGTGCGTGGTGTGAATGTTGCCGAGGCTCCCAGCATGGGCGAGACGTATAATAATTTGCGTACTGAGCTGTGGTTTAAGACAAAGGCGTGGCTAGAGGATCGTTCGTGCAAGCTGCCGGAAGATGATGATTTGCGGGCTGATCTGACGGCCATACGGTATAGCTTTACCTCGTCCGGCAAGATGCAAGCCGAGAGCAAGGATAGCATGCGTAAGCGTGGCTTGCGTTCGCCGGATTTGGCTGATGCTGTTTGTTTGACTATGGCGTCAGATGCAGCGACAGCATTGTCAGGCCCTATGCTGTCTTGGCGTGGCGCGATACGCAGGAACTTGCGCGGTATAGCCTAATCTCGCTCAATATGTTACGCTGCGCGTAATTTATGGAGATTGTTCTGATGAAAGCACCGAAGTTTAAGCCGTGTAAGGGCTGCCCGACACCCGCCGCATGCAAGCGCGCTGGAACGTGTATGGCGAAGAAGCGCAAGGGCGCTTATAAGTAATGTGGACGGCGCTGCTTTTGCTTTGCAGCGTCGAGCGTGGTTGTTTTGCGTTTGGCAGCCCCGTGATGCAGAGCGAGAGCCAGTGCATACAGTCCATACCGAGCGGGCTGGAATACGCGCGGCAGATGTTTCCTGCGTACCGCGCAACGGATTATAAATGCGTCCAGTGGGGCGAAGGAGCTTAGATGGCTAAGTTGACGGCGAAGCAAAAAGCGAGTGCAAGGGCAATGTCTGCAAGGCGTGGCGTAAAATATCCGAATGCGTGGAGCAATTTAAAAGTTGCGCGCGGAACGTCGAAAAAGAAAGCAGCGAAGAAGAAGACCGCGTAATGAGCCGCACGAGGGCAGAGAAGATCGCAGCAGCGAAGAAGCGCCACGGGTTCACGGCGGTGAATAAGCCGCGACGCGGCGGGCCGAAGAAGTTTGAGGTGCTAGCAGTTGAGGGCGACACGGTGAAGAAGGTTAACTTTGGCGACCCCGCCATGTCCATCAAGAAGGATCAGCCCAAGCGAAAGGCGTCCTACTGCGCACGCTCCGGTGGCATCAAGGGCAAGTCGAGCAAGTTGAGCGCGAATTACTGGTCGCGCAAAGCGTGGGATTGTTGATATGGCTACCGCTGAAGAGTTAAGACGCCTACGCGAAGAGCAGAGCATCTTTTCTGCGCTGTACGACATGGCACGCCAGCAGCGCAGCGAGCTGGCTGCGGAAGGTCGCCGCCCCGTGCTTGGCGGGCTGCTGTCGAAGGAGCCTTCGTATGGCACCGACACGCTGCGATACGAAGGCATTGGCGACATGCTTGTGGGGCTGCTTACGCCCGCTGCCAAAGCCGTTGACGCGCCTATCTCTGCAATGCGCGGCACGATCCCGCAGGAAGACATGATAAGCGAAGCGCTTGGCGTTGGTGGTTTAGCCATGGCGGGTGGCGGCGCTGTCGGCGTTCCGCGTGGCGCTGTGGGCGCGAATGCGTTGCGTGGTGATAAGTTTTTTGCGCAAGATGAAATTGACATTTATACGCGCCAAGCTCGGAACCCTAAGAGCCGTGAAACCTTGACCTACATGTCACCTCAAGATTTTTTGGCGCTGGCTAAAAAAACCACTGCTGGCGAAAAAACAGAAAAAACACGCAAATTACTGCGAGAGGGTACGCAGTTTGAAAGCATCCCGTTCTTAAGCGTTCAAAACCAAGGTGGAGGCAACGCTAAGGTTGTTGGCCACGAGGGCCGTAACCGCATGATGGCTTTAGCTGAGGCTGGCGTTGAGAGCGTTCCAGTTCGTTTAAATATGACAGGAGGCGGCGGCGGCCCATCTATCCGTTGGGGTGAAGCCTTAGACCCGAATAGCTTTGATTATGTAGACCCAAAAGATATTCCGGTCAGAGTAATTAACGAAGATGAAAACATGGTTTACTCCATGCCTGACAGCGTTGTGTCTCCAATTACTCAAGCTGCTTCGCCGTCAAGCGATCTTTTGCCTTTGGGCGGCTATCGAAAGCCAGAAAGAAGGTTAAGCAAAGAAGAGCAGGATATAGAAGATCAGATCAGCGAATCAATTCTTTTTGATTTTCTGCGCGATTACGACCCCACAGCTATGGCCAACGCCTCTAAGTCTGCTGGCTTGCTGACGACGGCTGCGTCTGAAGCACAGGACATGGCCAAGCGAATTTTGGAGCTGCGCGCAGAGGGGCGCGCGTCCGAAGTGACCGACGAGATGATGGCGCAAGCAGATCCGCAATATATGTTTGCCAATACGCCGCTGCCGATGGACGAAGCATCGCGGATGGCGCGTGCCGTGGCCGCTGAGTTTGGTGGTGATGGATTACATGGCACCCATTTGGGGAGCTTTAGAGAAATGTTTGACGCGTTTGATAAAGAAAAGGGTCTGTCATCAGAAACATATATAGCGCCAAACACTCAGGAGGGTGTTGAGCTAATCTCACAATTCAATTCCGCTGATACTGGTGCAAGCATGCCGGTTATGCATAGAGAAAATTTATTAGACACAAGCGGGATGTCAGGCGCTGCAATCCCGCGCGAAAAAAAGCAAGCGTGGAATATTTTGGGGAAAACTGGAGATTATTCTGGTTTGCCGCACTGGAGTAACTTTAAGGCAATTAGTTCGGCGCGAGACGCAGGGTATGACGGCATTAAGTTAGAAGAGCGTGATTGGGTCAATAGCACAGCTATTTTCGAGCCACGCAACATCCGCTCACGCTTCGCCCGTTTTGATCCTGAGTTCGCCCACCTGAGCAACCTGTCTGCCGCCAACGCATCGCCTATTGGTGGCCTTTTGGCGCAATCTGGTGTATCTGATAAGCAGGCTGAGCGCATAGAAGAATATTTGCGCAGAAGAGGATTGTTAGACTAATGCCCATAACAACATACGCAGAGCTGCAATCCAGCATCGCAGACTTCCTTGATCGCGATGACCTGACGAGCGTCATCCCGACGTTTATTTCGCTGGCCGAGGCAGACATGAACCGCCAGATACGCC